GGATTTTTTAATTTTTCTAGTTCGTAATCAGTTACGGTTTTAGAATACCGACCCGTTGAGAAAGATAGTGTCCCTGTGAGTTTTATATCAGCGGGATTTAAAATAATATACTTCGTAGGAATTACGTTCTTGCCGTCCTTGAGAACTCTCGAGCCGAAGGTTTGGGTAATCCTTTTTAAATCTTCCGGCTTAATTTTAGAATCAAACCTATAAATAAATACATTACCAGAGCGATAATACTCGCGGAAGAACTTGTCCATGAAACCAGCTAAATTAATTTTTTTGAAAAGAGCTTCAAAAAACTTTCGAGATTTTTTGCTTCCTCCTCGAAGATAAATATTGCTCGAGGAAAACTCGGTCATTAAATCAATTGTATTTCTGAAGATAGCGAAATTGTAATAAGCCTTTTGGCATAACATAACTGCGTCTCTAACATCAATTAAATTAGAGTTAGAGCTAACGCCACCGCCGGAATGCTTAAAGGGGACTAGCCCGTCTTCAATGTTTTTGTATTTATCCGTGCGCTCAATTGAAGTGGCCGCATTTCTTCTACTCCTCGTGTAGGTTGGCGCGGCGGCAGCGCTAGACACCATCAAAGGCTTAGCTTCCTCCCCGCCGGCCTTGCTTGTCTTCTTAGCCTCAGTTTTTTTAGGCGTAGTCTTTTTAGCTACGGATTTGGCCTTCTTCGCGGGTGTTGGTTTTTTAGCGCTCATTTTGACTTAAATTTATGTAATATATTACACAAAAATCTTCGAGAAGTCAAACAAGAAGAAAAATAAATAAAAAACAATCAAAAAGTACTTAGCTGAACGCGGCCCCAAGCGTTGGTTCCTGTGCAAGCGTATAAATACCCACCGCCTAAAGCAATTTGACCAGAAGTACCGGCACCTGTAGCAGACGCAGGAACAGCGCCAGTTACAGTTGCTACGTTAATTCTAAGATTGTCTACCCAAGAATTAGCATGGGAAGATAACTTGGCTGTCGCCGAGCCTGCTGAATTATAAAGTAAAATTTCTGACCCGTCTGCATCATGGTCTATAACAACCTTTTGGGAGCCCGTACCCCTAAACAAAGCCTCTCCAGAAACATCCAAGGGGTAAGTCGGCTGTGTGCCGGTCGGGAGTTTTATTCCCACGTTACCGACGTCACCGTCTATAATTATTTGATGGGTTTGATTCGACTTCCTAATAACAAAATCATCGCTAGTTGGTTCGATATACATATAAGCATCGTACCCACCAGTGGATTCAATTATACCTGTCGCTCCAATTTTTACATTAGCTCCACTCGCGTGTAGTTCGTTCGGGGTGGAGCTATGGTTATAGTATAAATTGCTAGCGCCAATCATAGTAGCTCCGCCACTATTTACTTGGACCTGCTTATCGGAACCTTGAGCGACTGGCTGACCAGAGGCTCCACTTGGGCCAGTTGCCCCGCTTGGACCAGCAGCCCCAGTAGCGCCGCTCGGGCCCGTTACACTAGTACCGGACGCCCCACTTGTTCCAGTGACCCCTGTTGCTCCACTTGGACCAGCGGCTCCAGTAGCGCCGCTCGGACCCGCCGAGCCAGTGGCTCCGCTCGGTCCTGCGGCACCGCTTGGCCCCGCTGCGCCGGTCGCCCCGCTTGGCCCAGTAGCTCCTGACGGACCAATAATAGAAGAGCCCGAAATAATTTCCTCTACAAGACCAGAAACGTCCGGCTTATAAATCTGACTTAATCTAATTCTATTCTCAGACATCCTTAAAAGAGATTACACCATTTAAGGTATCATTACGGGGTTAAATGTATCATTCGCTGCGTCTTTATCCACTTCCATTATATCATAGTAGCATTTTAGGGCCCAACTCGCCAACATTAATGTAGTGTAGTTATCTTTCCTAGCTCTATTCGCGCTTATTGAGCGTTTTAGATGCTGCGGCAGGTCAAAGGTCTGCGTCCCTCTGGCGGTGCTTTTTACTTCCACCATCGCGCACTGTTTTTTCGTTTGGTATATCAAATCATCTTGAATCTCGATAAGGTCAAGGACGTTCTCCGCTGCTGTATGTTTAATGGGGACATTTAAGGCCGTCTGACGGTTGAACTCGGAAGGGCTAGCGACGGTCTTGGAGGCGAACCAAATCTTCTTATGGTCGATACAAGCTTGTAAGTGCTCGTTCGCTTTACGTAACCATTCGGAAGCAAAAATTTGTTTAAAAACCATCTTGCCAGATTCTTTATTGTATCCTCTTCTCGCCCTCCTCAGCTCTTTAGAATAATCTACGCCCTCTTTATTAGTATTGAAATCGAAGAAATCTAAAGATAAGCGTGAGTTCGTAAATAACTCAGACTCATTGCAGCTATCGATAAATTGAAATCCAGCATTATCAATACATACCATTTCTACATTAAAATTAGTCAAAACATAATAAAGATAATCAATATGACTTTTAAGGTCTCCTCCGGCCACGGCATAACTATGAACCAAAATCCCCTGCTTATTCTTATCGTCTAGTTCGAGGAGGGACATCGCAAAAAAGTCAGAGCTCGGGCTATTAGAGAATGAGGGGTCAATCCCTAATATATATTTAGAGTCTTTCGTGCCCCTAATCAAAGAAGACGGAGCTTCTCCATCGGGCACGGTGCATTCATGCATTTTCTTTGCGCTAAAATAAGAATCACTCCCATCAGTGAATTGAGCGCAGTATTCCCGCTGAAAAGATGAATTAGAGGTTCCGCCGCTGCTCCTAGCTTCTTCAATGATGGTGGTATCTATCATCTCTTCTGGGAGGGCTTCGTAACCCATTTGAGATATAAAATAACTTGACTCGCCGGATTCTTTCGGCTTGTAAATCTTTTGGGTCCAGTCTTGATAAGTCTTGTATAAATTCTCGAAAGTATATGAGGCGGAAGAGAGGGCTATCATTTTAGAATTATTCCCGAAGACCATTCTCTGCTCTTCTTTCATTTTTCCCCTTTTTATAAGCTCGTCCTCTATTCCTCTAACCCTAATTCTCTCCGCCATGTCTTGAGGCGCAACCAAAAAGGGCATAAGAACGGTCTTAATCGTTTCCTCTGGAAGCAAGAGGTACTCATCAAGCACCAAGATATTTGCTCGAAAACCACGAATCTTTTCTCCCGAGAGGGGGACCGCTGTGATTGAGCCTCCATTTATCAACCATTCGTATTGGTCATTCCTTTTAGAGGGTTTTGCCGAGAAGGCTTGAGATAAAAGTTCCGCTCCTTTCGAGTTAATAATTTTCTCTAAGTTATTAAAAATAAAACGAGCAGTACGGAATGTCGGGCCTGCGATTAATATTTTTGTACCGGGCTCAAATATGCATTGAAGAAAACAGAACACGGAAGCAATGAAAGTCTTGCCACAGCCGCGCCCCCAAACGCACATTGAAAAATTTCTATTTAGCATTCCTCGCAAAGTGATTTCTTGGTATGGCGCTAATCTAATTCCAGAAATTAATTCCGTAGTAAAAGCGAGATTACCCCTAAGGAATTTAGCCAGAGAAATCTTAGCCTCTCTAGCGCCCAAGGTCCCTTCTAGCTTCAGGAGCTCCTCATTCGAAAATTGAGGCGACCTCTCTGTCTCTTTATTTACATACCACATTATAATTTACCCATATCATACGCTAATTGTAAGTCAATTTCTCTATTTATGCATCCACATGTAAAAATTCTTTCAATTACTCTAGCCGACTCTCTTTTTCCATCAACGAATAAAAATTGAATACTTGGAAATTCTTGAGTGAGACTCCTTACTCTATGAAAAATAAACTCAGGCGTTGCCTTCACTTTACTGTAAACTCTTCCGCCGTGACTTTTCCTTTGGTGATTAAAGTAAAGGACATCGGATAATTTTTGCTCTATAAGAACTATCAGACTCGCATCATCATCTATAGAGCGTTGTATCTCGCGCAGGAAACGGTCGTAGCCGCCGCTTATAGTAGCTAGGAAGTCTCCTACTGCCTTACGCTCAATAAACGCCTTACACGAAGCCTCAGGGCTACTAAAGGCATAGTCCCCGTAATCAAGCTTCATTATTTTAATGTTCCTATTTTTGAATTTAATCGGGCGTTGTTCTCTGGAGTCAATCAATATCTCGTATTCAGGTTTTTGCCATTCCGAGCCGCTAATAATTTCGCCGCAGTTTATATATTTATTCTTAAACCCCAGCTCCTCGCATAGTTCGTAATAGTCTCCGAAAATTTCATTATAGAATTGGATAGGAGGAAAAATCAGAGAACGTAGTTCGGACTGAGAGGGCGTATATATTAATTCTTTCTTTTCTTTCCTTTTGATGAGAATGGACCTGCAATATTCCTTTACTTCTTGTTCGGGGGAGTTCTTGAGCCACATCCTAAGATTTGTCCTAGAATTAAAATCGGAGTCGAAGTATTGTCCTTTATTTTTAAATTTAATTATCTTGCCGTCGTACTTGTCATGCCTTGGGTACTGACTTTGATAATACTCTACCATCCTCATCTTATGAGCCTTAAGATGAGCGTGTAGTTTTCGGTCGTTCTCGAACTCTTTATTGCAAATTATACATTCAACCACCTAAAGCCTCATCCTCTCCCAGCCCTAAGATTCGGCACTTAATCTCATCCATAGAGCTTAATTTATCTATTTCTTCTTTTATCACTTCTTTCCTCATCTCGGCGAGGTGAATCATCTTCTTCCGGGACTCTTCATCTTTCCACATCTCGACAAGGTTTAAAATGCTCGCATTCTCTCTCACCTGTTTACTTAGTTTAGCAGAACGCTTTTCCTTTAAATCGCCTAATAATTTATTTTGCCTATTCACCGATTGATTATATTCTGTCTCAACCTTCCCTATAACCTCTACAAGAGACATCGAAGCTCTACCGTCGGTGTCTTGCACTACCGCGTCCAGCATCGCCGTTAATTGCTCTTTACGCCTTTGTATATTAGCCGCTATAACAACTTCTGAAGCGAGGACTATGTATTGGTCTACCTCTTCTTGAGTTAGGTCCCTCTTGTCGTTGCAGTAGCGAACAAAGCTGGACTCGAATAGG